AGGCCAAGACCAAGCGGAAGATGTCGGCCACGCTCCTGGAGGCCTATCTGAATTGGACGCCCGTGGAACTCGACCTCAAGCGGCAATCCCGCAAGGTCGTGACCGAAGCCATGATCAAGGGCGCCGGAGTGTTCTGGACGGAAATGAACATCGTGGACGTGTCGGCGGATGCCAACATCCCCCCGATGAAGACCATCGGCTCGTTCTACGACACCATTGACAACCTCCTCATCGACCCCGACTTCGACAACGAGGACGACATGCTGTGGTGCGCCCGCAAGTGCGTGCGGCCCATGGCGGAGGTCGCGGAAACCTACGGCATCCCAATCGAAGATTTGCAGAAGCACTTCGACACGGACGCCCCGCGGCTGCGGAAGGAGCCGGGCGACAAGAAGCGGAAGGAAACCACCAACCAACTGGTGACCTTCTACAAGATTTGGTCGAAGACCGGCATGGGGGATCGGCTGAAGGACGCCCCGAAGGAGAACAAAGGTGTATTTGATCCTGTTGGCCGCTATTGCTACTTGGTTGTTTGTGAAGGGGTTCCGTATCCGCTTAACGTCCCGCCTGCAATCCTCCAGGAAGAAGTGGACGAGCAGACGGGCCTCCCGGCCAGCGTATTCACCCGTGTTGCATGGCCCATACCGTTCTATGCGGAACCAAACGGCTGGCCGTTCACCATGCTGGCGTTTCACCGCAAGCCAGGATACGCATGGCCAATAAGCCACATCCGGCCGGCTATCGGTGAACTTCGCCTGCTGAACTGGTGCTTTTCCTTCCTGGCCACCCGCATCGCCACGTCCTGCGAAACGGTCGTTGCCGTACAGAAGGCCGCCGACCAGACGATCAAGGATCAACTCCTCGCCCCATCCGAGGGCGGGTTCAAGATTATCGAGTTGTCGGAACTGCTGGGCCGGCGGGTCGAGGACATCGTCAGCGTGTTCCAGATGCCCCAGGTCACCAAAGACCTCTGGGACATCATCGCCGCCATCATGGAGCAGTTCGCCCAGCGCACCGGCCTGTCGGAACTCGCGTACGGCACGACGAAATCCCAGTTCAGAAGTGCCGCAGAGGCGAGCATCAAGAACGAGAACGTGAGCATTCGCCCGGACAACATGGCGAACGAGTTGGAAGACTGCATGTCTCTGCTCGCCCGGCGGGAGGCCCTGGCAGCCCGGTGGCTGCTCGAACCCCAGGACATTGCACCCGTCCTCGGGCCGCTGGGCGCCGCCGCCTGGGCGCAGTCCATCTCCAAGCAAGACCTCGTCACCCTGACCCGCGAACTGCTGTATCGCGTCGAGGCCGGCTCGGCCCGCAAGCCGAACAAGGCCAGCAAGGTCGAGCAGATGCAGATGGCCGTGCAGACACTTGGCCCGATCCTGTCTGGCCTCGTTGGGGCCGGGGTGCCTGGGCCGTTCAACGCCTTGATGAAGGACTGGGCCGAGTCCCTCGACATCGACGCCACGCCATACCTCCTACCACCGCCCGCGCCTCCGCCTCCTCCAGCGCCGCCCGCCGCCCCTCCCTCCCCGGTTGGCATGGCAGCGGAGGGGGCGGGGCGCCCCCCTGGACTGCCCGCACCTGAAGAACCGCTGCCGCCGCAGGCACCACCGGAACTCCAGCCGCAGTTCGATGGATAAGAAAACCGCCAAGCGGCACTGCAACCTGTGGACGCGCTACCGGATCACGGCGGCCGCGTTTGAGCAACTGGAGCAGCGAGCCGGCGGCGTATGCGAGATATGCCGCGAGGCCAAGCCGCTATGCGTCGATCACTGCCACGAAACCAAAGAGGTTCGCGGCCTGCTTTGCCGGCGGTGCAACAGGACGCTGGGAATGATGGGCGACACAAAGGAGGCAGTCCAGAGAAACCTGGACTACTTGATTAGCCATGAGCGAACTGCCGCACGACATCCTCCGAGCGGGCCAGGGGGCCATCGCTATGTACGAGCGATTGTTGCAACAAGGATACGGCCACCGCTGGGCGGAGATGTGTGCCTTGCAGTCCCCCCCGGCTACGAAGGGGACAGACAGGTCGTTCATGCAAGGGCGTTACAACAACGAGCAGTTGAGCGACATGCCGCCCGATCACGCCCGCAACATCATCACTCTGGCAAGGCGGGCCGGAATCAGCGTAAGCGGCAAATACTACGTCTCCGGGCTGGCTGACAACCGCGGCCCTGGCGATCCGGCGGCGTGGGTGGATTCCGTCCACGACGTGAAGAAGGTCGCTGCCGAGAAGAACCTGACCGTCCGCGGGGCGGTCGAGCAGCAGGGCCGCCCCATGCCCCGGCCGCAGAGCAAGGGATTAAGCGAGCGGCTAACCCGAGAACTCATGCGAGACGAGAAAAAGCGTCACCCGACCATGAAAAAGGGTGAGTTGCGTGAGTATGTGAAAGACAGGTACGGCCGGAAGCCAAAGTCGTGACGAATACCGCCCAGGACGTTGTCGCTTACCTGTTGTCCACCACGGGCGGCGGCGCCCAGGACGGGGAACACCAGGCCGTTCGGCAGGCCGTGATCAACGGCGTGCGCGAAATCATGCAATCCCGCCAGTGGCTCTGGCACATGCGTACCGGCTCGTTCATCACGAACCGGCTGGCCACGACAGGCTCCATCGTCCAGGGCAGCCGGGACATCACGGTGGCCGACCCGACCGGATTTCTTCCCGGCCGCACGGTGTCTGTTCCCGCCGAGTATTTCCCCACGCCGACCCGCATCGCCGCCGTTCGAGGCAACGTCGTCACCTTGGACGTGATGGCCAAGCAGACGATCAGCGGCATCCCAGTCCAGGCGGCGACCTACTACGACTTGCCGGCCGACCTCAAGGACATCGACACGCTGGTCACGAACACGGTCGGCACGCTGCACTGCTACATCACTCCGCAGGAGTGGCAGCGGCTGGAGATCAACACCCGTGGGGCTGGCGAGCCTTACTACTACACGATCATGCGCTCGGACGTGAATCCCGACCGCTATCAGATTCGCTTCGTCGGCGTGCCGGCCAACGACACGGTCGTGCATTACACCTACCGAGTTATCCCGCAAGCAATCAAATACATGGGATACGAGCGGCTGTGCCGGCAGGGAACGGTGGCCGTGTCGGTCAATGCAGACAACTTCCCGATGGTCAGCGGGGCGGGAACTGCCTTCCCGCAGGACTGCGCCGGGTGCTTCATTCGGTTTGGGGCCAACGGGATGGAGGCAGAACCGGCCGGCCACACGGTGCCGTTCGTGGCCGAGCGGCGAATCGAAAAGTGGAACAGCGCTAGTGAACTGCTGATCAGCAGCCTGTCGGTCGGCGGCCGCACTTCGTCCTACAGCACTTCGATCCTGGATGCTTACGACAGCGGTGCCGTGACTGGTGCCGCACTGCCGACGCCGCAGGATGAGTTTGATGGCGGCGTGGTCGGAACTAACTCGCAGCACTCAGGCAGCCAGGAGGGGCGGGACATCACGAATCTCAGCCCGATCTACACCGATCCGCTTGTCGAGTTGCCCAACAAGACAAAGTACGCCATCACCGACGTGATCGACGCCTCGCCCCAGATGTACACGGCCATCCTCGCGGCCGTGGAACTGTGGTACGCCCGTATCGCCGGCAAGCCCGCAGCCGATGCCGTGGCTTTGTTCAATCGGGACATTCGGCTGGCGATGGAGCATGACGTGATCGCTCCGCTTTCGGGCCGGCCGCACAGCACGCCCTACCCGACGCCGCGATCCATGGGCTGGCACTCTGAACTCATGCCAGACGTGCCGTAATGAAGATCAGCCAATGGCTTGGCTACAACGAGGACGCCTCGCAATATCTGTTGCGGGCGGGCGAACTTCGCGTCCTCAACAACTTGCAGTCTCGGCGCCCCGGCATGCTGCTGGCCCGCAAGGGGCTGGCGAAGACCTACGGCAAGTACAACAACCAGCCGATCCATGGCCTCTATCGCAGAGCCACGACGCTCGGCACGCCGTCTGACTTCCTGTGGCTTCAGAAGGTCAAGGTGCCTCGCGCCCTGACCATCGCCCAGATCGACGCTCGGGAGAACGGGGAAGCGTTTGTCTGGACTGTCCGCAGGGTGCAGGGCTACCAGAGCCGGGTGATCGACACCCAGGAACTTTCCCCGGACGGCGTGTCGGAGATTCGCAACTTCAGCGTGTCCGAGGATCGCCACGGCAGGATGTTCCTGTTCTATGGTCACGGCGCCCGCCCTCGCATGTATCGGCCGGGCGACATTGGCAACGTCGCGGTGGACATGGGGCTGGACGCTCCGCTCGCGGCTCCGTCCGTGGTGCCTTCCGGGGATGGCTACTTCATCGAGGGAGTGGACGTGCGGTTCGGCGGCGGGGCCTACTACGGCCCGCCCGAAATCACCGCATCCGGCGGCACGCCAGACAGGCCAGCCAAACTCAAGGCCATCGTCCAGGGCGGCAACGTCGTGGGCGTGGACGTTGTTGACGGTGGGGCAAATTACAAGACTCCGCCGAAGATCACCGCAGCCCTGGAGAACATCGGCAGCGGATTCCGGGCTAGGGGCAACATTAGCAACTCGGCCCGCACTATCGAGGGATTCTCCGAAACAGACGCCGCTACCGTGGCAGGCACCGCAGCAACAAACGTTCAGACCTACGGGGCGAACAACGGCACGCAGGACAACTCCATCCTCTATCTGTCCCAGCCATCCGCCGTGACCGAGCGGGTGCTGTCGTCGGCTGCGGCCGTTCTCACGCTGGGCAGCGTGACAGGCATCCAGGTCGGAGACATAGTCACCGTCTATCCGGCGATGGCTCCGTTCTCGAACTCCACCGTCACGGTGACGGCGGTGAACGCGGGGGCCAAGACGGCCACCATCTCGTCGGCTGCCTGGACTCCGGTTTCCGGCACCGCCTACGAAGCCACGTTCAAGCGTGCGGCCACGGTCGCCCAGGCCAAGGCCACCTACGACTCGGCCAGCCGTCGCTTCTATGCGACCGTCCCGCTGTCGTCCGCGTCTGCGTCCGGGGCAGGCGCCCATGCCTCGCTCCAGTTCTCGCCGACTCCCCTGGGGTACGGCCTCAACGACGCCGGCACCAGTTCGGTTGCGGTCACCAGCGTCAACTTTATGACGTACCGCAACGACGCCGGGCAGAACGTGCCGTACCTCTATGACGAGTTGTGGCAGGGAAGCGACTACGACACGGCCAACAGCGCCGAGAACTCCCTCTATGGCGGCTTGCAGGCCAGTGGCAGCACGTTCGTTCGGGGGTTTTCCGGCTCCGTCAACGGCACGCGCGCGGACGTGTACTGGCCCGACTACAGCAAGATCAGCGTGTGGTTTTGCACGGGCGTGTACTCGGCCAACGTCAATCAGTGGACGCGGGCAGACGTTACCGTCACGACCGAAACCGATCCGATCACGAACGTGACGGCGAAGGTGCTGAAGTTCCGACTGAAGCCATCGCAGCAGGCCAAGACGGTCAAGAGCCTGGGCGGCTCGCTATTGTCCACGGCCTACCAGTCCTACGACACGCTGCCGGATGCCGTGGCCCCCGAGGTCACGCTGTACCTCCGCGACTGCCCGGACGAGTGGATCACCGACAACGCTCAAAGCCTGCCGACTTCCGAGAAGGAGAAGAACACCAACCGCTTGGCGTGGTGGTCGGCCTCCTCCGGGGTGTCCCGTCCCATCGTGGGCATCACGCCGGCCGGCACGCCCGTTGACGCAAGTGCGGTGGTCGTCTCCGATCCCGGTGGCGGGTGGCAGCAGGGTACGAAGTTTGCTTTCCGGCTGTACCAAGCCAACCCGTACGTCCAGCACGTTGACGGGAACACGGCCGCGGCCCGCACGTCCGTTGCCAAGCCGCACGCACCGTACGACTACACGAATCGGTATGTGGACTTCGTCCTGACGGCCGACACGCCCGACGCACAGACTCCGCACGGCCCGCCGAACACGCTCCTGTCGCCTGCCACGGTGACCATCCCAGGAAGCGGTTACACCAACGCGCAGACCGGCTCGATCACGCTCTATCGGCGGGGTCTAAGTGCCGCGATCACGGCCGCCATCCCGGCCCAGACGCTCTCCTGGACTGCAAAGGTTCTGGACACTCTCTCCGGGGCCAGCACGGGCAGCATCGCATCCATCTCGATCTTGTCGAAGGGGGCCAACTACCTGGCTCCGCCGACGATTGAGGTTCGAGGCGGCGGATCGGGCTACGGCCTGTCGGTACTGCCCAACGTCGAGAACGGTCGCATCAACTCGGTTCAGATCATCGACCCCGGCGCCGCGTACACGGCCCAGCCGGAACTGTACACGTCGGCGAGGGCGGCTGAACTCACTCCGCTGATGCGCCCCACCATGCGGGGCAAGTACCGCTGTGCGTATCGCTACGTCGATATGAGCGAAACCAAGGTGGCCACCGTCACGGCCACGCTGGGCGAGTCTGCCACGACGCTGACGCTATCCGACGCCAGCAAGGTCAAGCCTGGGATGATCCTGGAAGCCGCCGCCCTGCCGCACTACGCCCGCGTGCAGAGCGTCAACGGCAATCAAGTGGAACTCAACCAGGAAACGAGCGGCCTCTCCGCCATCACGCCGATCACTATTGTGGTGCGTGACCTGACCAAGCCCATCTCATACAGCGACTTCTCGCCCATTGCCGACGTGGATGCCGGGCCGAACGATTCCCGCACGCACTCGTCCGTGATGACTTGGTCGCT